TGGGCAGAACAAGCCACCAAGAAAATTTGTGAAATTTCTATGGATGCACCAGAGCATGTCAAACAACAAGCATTAGCTTTTCAAAATCAAGTTTATACTGTAATCTTACATAGTATAAAGAACGCAATAAATTCTAAGAATGTGACGTATGTGAATTTATTAAGGCAACAAGGGCATGGAGACATGGCTAATATAATAAAGGAGCTTTAAGAAATGGCAATAACATCAGCAATAGCAACAAGTTTTAAACAAGAAATACTTGTAGAAGGTCACAATTTAACCAACGGAGCCGACTCGATTAAGTTAGCTTTATACACATCATCGGCAACGATGGGAGCTGGTACTACTGCGTATTCTACTGCACAAGAAGTCACTGGTACTAACTATACCGCTGCTGGAGCAGCATTAACAAATGTAACTCCGACAACATCAGGTACCACGGCAATAGTAGACTTTGCTGATTTAACCTTTGGTACGGCTACTGTGACTGCTAGGGGTTGTTTAATATACAACTCGACAAATTCAAACAAGGCTTTGGCTGCTATTGATTTTGGAGGAGACAAAACAAGCACCGCTGGAGACTTTACAGTCGTTTTTCCAGCAGCCAGTGCTACTGCTGCCATTATAAGAATAGCTTAAATTAATTTTAGTAATGGTAGAGCTTAGAAATGCCACTCACAAAATTTAGTTTTAAACCGGGCATAAACAAGGAAGAAACCGATTATTCCAATGAGAATGGTTGGGTAGACGGCAATTTAATACGTTTTAGAAAAGGTAATGTAGAAAAAATTGGCGGTTGGGCAAAAAGAAGTACAAACATTTTTTTTGACACAGCGCGAGCATTACACAGTTGGATTTCTTTAGGTGGTTCGCGTTATTTAGGTCTAGGCACAACTTCTAAATATTACATAGACAACGGTGGTAGTTACAACGACATCACTCCTATAAGAGCCACCACAACAAATGGCATAGTTTTTTCAGCCACCAACGGCTCATCATTAATAACAGCTACCGACTCAAGCCATGGAGCAGTCGTGGGCGATTGGGTAACATTGGCTGGTGCTGTGTCACTGGGAGGTTTAGTAACAGCCGCTGTATTAAACCAAGAATATCAAATCAATGGCGTTGCATCTGCAAATGCGTTTACTTTTACGGCTAAAGACACAGCTGGTGATACGGTTACAGCCAATAGCAGTGATAGTGGCAACGGTGGATCAGCAGCAGATGCTGTTTATCAGATTAATTCTGGACTGGACGTTTATGTACAAGCAGCTGGTTGGAGTTCTGGAACTTGGGGTGCAAGCACTTACGGATCAACAAGCGCATTATCAGCCAACGGTCAGTTAAGATTGTGGACACATGACAATTTTGGTGAAAATTTAATCATCAATCCAAGGGGTGGAAGTATTTACAGGTGGGTTGAAAACAATGGTTTATCCACCAGAGCCGTTAGTTTGTCAGGTACATCTGGTGCTAATTTAGTGCCAACTCTTGGCTTACAAGTCATAACATCAGAAACAGACAGGCATCTTATAGTGTTAGGAGCTGATCCTATATCTGGTAGTGCCAGAACTGGTGCCGTAGACCCAATGCTTATAGCTTTTAGTGATTCAGAAAATGAATTGGAGTTTGAACCGCTGTCCACTAATTCAGCTGGTTCTTTACGCCTATCAAGCGGTTCTTTAATTGTGGGTGGTCTAAAATCAAGACAAGAAGTATTAATTTGGACTGATACAAGTTTGTACAGCATGACGTTTATAGGACCTCCATTAATATTTGCTGTCAATTTAATAAACGAAGGTGCTGGATTGATAGGACCTAAAGCCACAGTAAACGCACCCAACGGTGTTTATTTCATGTCAAAAAGCGGTTTTTACTTTTACAACGGCTCTGTACAAAAGCTGCCTTGTTCGGTACAAGATTATGTTTTTTCAGACTTAAATTTATCACAAGCTTACAAATGTCACCTTGCTCTAAACAGTGAGTTCTCTGAAGTTTGGTTCTTTTATCCTTCTCTTGAAGACGACACCAACGAAATATCACGTTACGTTATATACAACTACGAAGAACAATCTTGGTCGATTGGATCGTTGGTTAGATACGCTTGGTTGGATGCTGGCATTGAAAACAAGCCAATCGCTTCTGGCACAAGTTCTTCCACAAGCTATCTCTACACACACGAAAGCGGTTTTAATAATGATCTGATTGCAATGGATGGTGTTTTTATAGAGTCAGCGGACATAGACATAGCGGATGGTGAAAACTTTGCTTTTGTCAAAAAAGTCATACCAGACGTTCTATTTGCAACACAAACAGGCACTTCGCCTTCACCAACAATGAACATAGTTGTTAAAAGCAGAGACTTTAATGGCGATTCTTTAACAACAAACTCAACCACACAGGTTACAAGCACTTCTACTTTTTCTAGCTTGAGAGCCAGAAGCAGACAGTTGGTGCTAAGATTTGAGTCAGACGATGACAATGAGAATGATAGAAAAGACTACAAGTGGAGATTGGGAGCAACTCGTTTAGACGTACAACCTTCAGGTAGAAGATAATGGGTAAGTTACTAGAAACCAGATTGCCCATAGCACAAGGCGAAATGGTGTCTATAGACACTTTTAATCGTTTAGTTCGCATCATGGAATTAAACTTAGACAAGTTCGATACCACAGCCACCCCTCAATACACAGACGCAAAGCGTAATGCTGCTTCTTTTTCTGCTGGTGACGTTATCTGGAACACCACAACGGAAGAGTTACAAGTTTATGATGGCGATGAGTGGGCAAATCTATCGGTAGGTCCTCAATTTGGCTTAGAAGTTAAGGCTTCAATAGGAGCTGTTACAGTAACCCTTGATGGCAATGTAACGGTAAATATAACAGGTCCAACCTATGGTTGGGATAAGGAACAATGGTACACATGACATTACTGAAGTTGGTGCTACAATAAGCACAGACTCGGTTAAGATATAAAAAGGTAAGATTATGGCAAGATTAGAAGACACATTAAACAAAATATACGGTTTGCCACAACCGGGCGATACAGCAGAAACGGGTGCAGTTATACCCAATGAAGTGAGCAATTTATTGAAAACCAGAGAGATGATGGAGAATCGTGGTCCTGCAATACCTTTACTAGAAGAAACGGGTGCTGTAGAAAGAACAATGTTACCCGAAGAACTCAATGCCGCTATTGACGCTCGAAAAGCCGAAGCAGACAGAAGAAAACAAGAAGGCATGGTAGGACCAACACATTCAGGTGCTGTAGAAAGAACAATGACACCAGAAGAACTCAATGATGCTATTAATGCTTTGATGATGCAACAGCAAAGTACCAATGACCCAGAAGAAATTTTAGAAATAGATAAAACCATTGATGAAACTATTGTAAGAGGAAATGCCCCTTACAACGATTTAATGAACCAACTGGCATTGACCGGTGGTGAAGACGACATAATGGCCCACGTTAGAACGGGTGATATAAATTTATCAAAAGAATTGGTTACTCCACAGATAGAAAGTCTTATTGAAGAACAAGCACGAAAAGCAGGTATAGACCCAGAAACAATGGTTTACGGTCAAGGTATTGCCACGCTTAGAAACCAAATGACTGGGTTAGAACAACACGGTTGGTTAAAGAAAACGGCAAAATCAATTAAAAAGAAAGGCAGAGTGATTGCACAAGTTGCTTCGGTAATACCGGGTCCTTGGCAAATACCAGCCACTATGATTGTAAAAGGTTACACGGCTTATGACGTGGCCAAAGGCAACATTAGTCCAATACAAGCAGCAGCTCAATGGGCTGGTGCCAACAAAGCAGCAGCGGGAGCCAGAGCCAGTATAGCCGCTGGTACGCAACCGTCAGGTAATATTTTTGCCAGAACAAAAGAATACTTTACAAAAGGTGCTGATAATATGAACTTTTATGACAATATAACTAAAGCACCAACATTTGATCCAAAGACTGGAGATATGTCGGGTGGTAGTGTTTTTGGTCGTGCTAAAGAATACTTAATGCCGGGGCAAGATGACGTAGGTCTGTTTGGTAATATCGGACAAACTTTTGGTATGGGAGGCGGCCAACCACAACAGAGCGTTGATGACATTGCTAACTCAGTACCCGGTGCTAAGACTAGAGTAGAAAGACTAAGATCAGAAGGTATGTCTGATGCGGACATTATGAAAGATTTACAGTTTTCAGGTTATGCTCCACAAGCCACACAAGCGGGTGGTTTCTTTGGAGGACAAACACCACAGGGTATTAAATCTATTGGTGATGCAATGGGCCTAGGTGGAGCAAGTGGTTTGAGAGATGTTTATGGCGGCGGCGGACAAGGTGGTGGCGGCATGGGCGGTCTTGGTAGTTTGGCTGGTATGGCTTTAGCTGGCGGTATAGCCGGTAAGCTAGGAAAACTGGCTTATGATGAAGCAAAAGACTCCAAAGGCGTTTCATTGTCACCCGTGGTGGCTATGGATGCTACTGGCAGATACAACCTAGAAGCAGAAATGGCCAGAAGAATGGGTCAACAAGCACCAAATCCTGTTGAGTTTGGTTTATTACCAGCCAATACATTTCCACAACTAAGCGGTGGTCAAAGATTGTCTCAAGCTTTTAATAATGAACCTCAAGAACAAGTCATGACAGCAGCTTACGGCGGTGCTGTACAGAATTTCAAAGATGGTGGACCGGGCATTAATGCTTTAAGAAAAGTAGCACCAGAAGTTGTTGAAAGAATGGGTTACAACATGGGTGGTCAAGCAATGATGCCCATGAATTATAATATGGGTGGCAGACCTGTGATGCCTATGGCTTATGCTGAAGGTGGCAACGTGGCCATGGAAGATTTCAACAAAATGAACGGACAGATAAACGGAGAGGGCACAGAAACCAGTGACGACA